GAAGAAGATGACACTCCTGCAACACCAGCAAAAACTAAAGCTCCTGCAGAAAAGACAGTGGCTGAAGATGATGGTGATGAAGAAGAAGTTGAGGTTAGCAGATTTGGTGCTCTATCAAATGATTTATTCAAACTAGGAGTGTTTAATAAGGATGAAGATGAAGAAGATGTATCAATATCTTCTCCAGAAGAATTCCTCGAAAGATTTAACCTAGAGAAGAAGAAAGGTGCTATTGATATAGTGCAAAACTTCATAGGTCAATTTGGAGAAGACTACCAACAAGCATTTGATGCCATATTTGTTAAAGGAGTTGATCCTAAAGAATATTTTGGTACATATAATCAAATCCAGAGTTTTGCAGAACTAGACCTTTCACAAGAAAGTAATCAAGTGTCTGTATTGAAACAAGCTCTTACAGATCAAGGATTTGATCCTGAAGATGTTGAGACAGAAGTTGAAAGACTTAAGAACTACGGAGATCTTGAATCAGTCGCTGCAAAACATCACAAGGTGTTAGTTAAAAAAGAAGCAGCAAAGCTTGCTCAGATGGAGCAACAGAAAGAAGTGGAGCTTCAAAAACAACAAGCATTCAGACAGCAATACGTAAGTAATGTACAAGCTGTTCTACAAGATAAGGTTAAAGCTAAAGAGTTTGATGGTATTCCTATCAATCCTAAACTTGCTAACGAACTACAAGATTTCCTTTTGGTTGATAAATATCAAACCTCTTCAGGCGAAAAGCTTACAGAGTTTGATAGGCAAATTTTAGAATTGAAAAGACCAGAGAACCACGCACAGAAAGTGAAGCTTGGACTCTTATTGAAGATTCTAGAAACCGATCCTACACTATCAACCATTCAGAAGAGGGGAATCAGTAAAAAATCAGATGATCTATTTAGTGAAGTGGCTAGACAAACTTCTAAAACAGGAAGTAAGACTAAACCATCTTCATCCACCTCTTGGTTTCAATAATTATTAATATAAAAAGAAAACACAAATGGCAATTCAAACAATACCAGGTTTAACTGGTTTCACGTATGCTCGTGTGGCTTCTATGGATAAACGTGCTGTAGGCAAGCTTACAGATGCTAATCACCTAGAAAGTTTCCACAGTACAGAGCCTGCTGATTATGATAAGAAAATAATCAGCCTTTACACTCAGAGCTCATTGTACAGCAATGACTTCTTGGACATGATTAACAAGTCCACTCCTTATTACATTGATAATAACAGTGATGCTTGGAAATGGCAGGTTCAAGTTCCTTACAAGTTCCCTAAAATTATCAATGCTCCTCAAGCAACACTTGATCTTGTAAAACCTGGTATTGATGGTCAAGAGTTTTCTCTTGTTCTTGATACTAATGAGTTTTCTAAGAATGCAATTGTTTCTGTAGGTTCTCGTCAGTATGGTCCTAGGTTCTACGTTGTTAAAGATCCAGTTCCTTGGAACATGGGATATCTTTATTCTTTCACTCTAGTTAGTGACAACCCAACTGTAGATTTTGTAAGTTCTCAGTTCCTTGCTATTGGTGTTGAACTTGAGTTGGTTGATGCTGCAATTGGTGAATTCGATCAAGACTTATTAGGTCTTCCTCGTTTGGGTGAGCAAATCACAATGTTTGAATCTTTAGGTTCTGCATATGGTTATGAGCACAAAATCACTGAGTGGGCTGATGACAAAATGATGGTTGATGCTTCTGGCAAACCTTTGGACATCTTGGTTTATGCTCCACAAAGACGTAACCAACTTCCTCTAACTAGGAATGATGTTAAATGGGAACCATTCATTGAGTTCTGGATGCGTAAGTCTATGCTTGAATTGAAAGTTAAGCGTATGATTTGGAGCAAGCCTGGAACTGTTAAAACAAACGGTTCTCAGCAAAACTTGAAGCGTACATCTGCTGGTGTTTATCACAGGATGCGTAACAATGGTAACTTGGTACAATACAATCGTGGTGAATTCACTGCAAACTTGATTCGTTCTGTATTTGGTGATTTGTTCTACAGAAGGGTGGATGTTAAAGACCGTAGGGTTAAAATGTACACTAACGAAGCTGGATTTGACGTATTCCAACAAGCTTTGAAAACAGACGCTTTGAACAGTGGTCTTACATTCATGGCTGATTCTGGAAATCGTTATATGCAAGGCGAAGGTCAACACATCACTTACAACTTTGCTTTTGATAGCATGGTTACTCGTGAAACTGGTCGTGTTGAACTTATTCACTTGAAAGAACTTGATTTACCACAGTCTAATCTTGAATTTGGTCAGAACAAGAAGTCTACTCCTGTATTCATGGTATTTGATGTAAGTCCTATGAGCGATGGCTCTATGATTAACAACATCAGAGAAGTGAGAATGAAAGGTGCTCCTTCTATGACTTGGGGATATATCGATGGCACTCGTCATCACTTAGGTTTTGCTAAATCTCAAGGTATGTCTAGTGCTAATAAGTTCCCTGGATATGAAATCTGGATGAAGGACCGTTGTGATGTATTCATTGAAGACTTGTCTCGTACAGTTTTGATTGAAGAGATTCCACAGTTCTAAAAATAAAAATAAGAAGAGCCCTCTATAAATTAGGGGGCTCTCCTTAAACTACAGAGTGTTGGATTGGGGTGTCTCCCATTCGCTATCTCTTCAATGAGAATCGCTCTGCTAATAAACCAAATAAATAACTAAATATGGGCAAAATTGGAAAAATCTCCACATTAAAAAAGGAGTATAATAGTTCACAATTGCAAACAATGCAAGGTGGTCTGGCACAAAAAGGTATGACAAGAATCCCTGGTACAGGTGTATTCAAATATCCTTACAAAGAACTTGATGGACAATACAGAACAGGATTAAATCCTAACGCTGCATACATCCAAAGAATTCAAGATCCTACTGAGAGAGAACTAGAAACAGAACGTGTTACAAAACTAAGAGCTAAGCTTGAGGCTGCATTAAGTGTAGACCTTGGTCCTCGTGCTCCATTTTGGAACAGTGGTTTAACCTCTTCTCAATATGATGAATTGCACATTCAACCTGTTAAACTTTTGGATGGTGATAATTTCTTTGACCTCAGTCAACCAATGCAAGAACTAGCCTTCTCATGGCTTAGGGTTCATCCAACAATTGCAAGCTCTTATCAAGCTTGGGAACGTGGCGAATATCCTGCTGACATACAATTTTATGTTGTAGACGATGAGATTGAAAGTGCTGTAATCTTTAAGAAGAAACAAATTATCAACAAAGCAATTAGCAAGTTTGATGGTATGACTCCTGAGAAGAAGCGTAAAGTGGCAAGACTATTAGGACTTCCTGTTACTGATAACACTAAAGAAGAAGTTGTTTACAACTTAGTTGATAATGTTATTAAAGAAACAGAATTTAAGACAGGTAAATTCCAAGGCTTATCTACAGTGGAAGTGTTTAATCGCTTTGCTGATATGAAAGAAAACTTGCTCCATATTAAAGATCTTGTAAGACAAGCAATGAGTCATTCTATATATAGAGCTAAACCAAATGGTAAAATCTATGAAGGTGAATTTGAATTAGCTCAGGATGAAGAAGATCTTGTAAAAGCTCTTGCTGATGATGATAACCAAGATCAACTTCTTACATTAGAACAAAAACTCAAGACTAAAAAATTAGCATCTGTATGATACCAGTAGATAGTTTATTATATAAAATCGATCAGAAACTAAATAAACTATCAACCAACGAGCATCAACAGATTCAACTTGAAGATAAAATCTTAGCCTTAAATGAGGCTCAAATAAAGCTGATTAAGCAGAAGGTTGATGGGTTTAGTGTACTTAGTGGATTAGGATTGGATTCTTTCAAAAAGAGGTATGAAGATCTACAAAGTCTTGTTGTTACATATAACAATCAACCATTAACTCTTTCTGTACTAAATCCTCAATTACATCAGTGGAAGGCTTCTCTATACCAATTAGATCCTAAATACATGTTCTATATTGATAGTTATGTATTAGCTGATAAAGGAAGATGTAAAGATAGAAAGATTTGGATAAATAGGGATCTTGCAAAACATGGTGACCTATCCCTTCTTTTAAACAACGATCACTACAAACCTTCTTTCGAATATCAAGAAACATTCAACTTCATATCATCTGACGAAATCTCAGTGTTTACAGATGGTACATTTACACCAAGTAAAATCTACATCTCATACATGCGCTACCCTGTTTATATCAATAAAGAGGGATATGTAATGTTAGATGGTCAAGATTCATACAACCAAGATTGTGAACTAGAAACTTATTTAGAAGATGAACTTCTAGACTTAACAGTTCAAAACTTGGCAATGTATACAGAAAATGCATCTGCTGTGCAAAGTGCACAGTATAGGATACAAACGAATGAATAGTTTTTTCATTACAATTTTAAATAAAACAAAATGGCAGATTTTTCTCTAACTACGCTCTTCGTGGTTTCTGTTGGCTCAACAATAGCCAATAGTGGTTCTACGCAAGACCTCACTGCTGGTAAAGTGGGTTTTTTCAAATCCGATTACTCAGTAGCAACAGCAGGTAACATTGCTGCGTCTCCTTATTTCTATGTTGCCCAAGGTAGGGTTAACACCTATCTTCAAGGCTCTAAGCGTTCTGATAAGATTTCAGGCGGAAGTGTTGTTCTTACAGGAAACGCAGAAACAGTTAGACCTAAAGGTTCTAATGTAACTGAGTGGTACACTGTTTATGGTTGTCCTACACCTTTAAATCAAATCACTCAAGTTAGTAGCTGGAACGTTAAATGTGGTGATGTTATTACATTAACTCTTCGTGCACATTCTAGCTACATTGACACATTGTATTTCAATGGTTTCACTCGTAGCATTACAGTTGTAGCTCCTTGTTGTGATTGTGGTGGTGATCCTTGTACTCAAGTTAATTACGAAGCTTTGGTTACACAAATCATTGCTAAGTTTCAAGCTCAAGCTCCTGGTATCAACCCTGACGACATCAACTTTAACACTTTCTATTTATTCACTCAGCCTAGTCCTGGTGTTCTTAGAATTACAGGAAAAGCTTTGACTAAATATGGTGTTCCTTGTGATGTTGCTGCATTCCCTTGGGAATATGACAGAATGTACTTCAGAACTTTCGTTTACAGTGGACCTGCTACTACAGCTGACTTCATTGTTGATGATTCTTGTAACATTGTAGCTCAAGCTACTGTAACTCAAGTTTCTTCTTACCCTTCAGGTACTTCTGATGAAATCATCCAACTTGAAAAGAACTTCTACAGCTACCAAGCTGGTTATTTGAAGCATCTTTACAGAATGGCTGGTTACAACCAGAACTTCGAAAGCTGGGTTTCTGCAGGCACCACTTATGACACTTATTACATTAAATTTAATGAGTATGATAGGTCTGCATATCAGTGGGGTGATTACATTTACGAAGATTCAATGGTTATCATAGCTGTTCCTCAAGGATCTGCTGCTGCTGCTTCAGTTAGCTCAATTCTTACAGCTGCTCTTGGTACACCACAAAATAACAGTGTATGTACTACCACTACTAGCACTACTACTGTAGCTCCTTAGTAGATTTACAAATCATATAACCTGTGCCTGAGGGTGAGAGAGGATATTCTCAATTCCTCGGGCACATTTATTTTTATCAATATGGCAGATGTACTAAATATATTAGTGATTGATACACACGATTCTAAATTATTAGGAATTGCTGATGCATCAACTTATACAAGTGGACCAGCATCTCCCAGTATATCAATCACTGTTCCTGGATTTGATCCTATTGTCCTTCCTTTTGTACCAAATGATTTTAACATATTTAATTCTAGTACACTAGGACTGAGTGCTGTTGGAGTTAGTGATCCTCTTCCTGATGGGATTTATTATTTAACATACTCAGTTGCTCCTGCGTTAACCACCTTTGTTAACAAGACAATAATGAGAGTTGATAGGATACAGGAAAAGTTTGATAATGCATTTATGAAACTTGATATGATGGAGTGTGATTTAATGATTAAGCAACAATCTAAAGTGGAGCTTAACAGTATATATTATTTCATACAAGGATCTATTGCTGCTGCTAATAATTGTGCTGTAGCAACATCTAATAAGTTGTATATGCAGGCAAACTTAATGCTTGATAATTTTATACGTAACAATTGCGGTTGTTCTGGAACTAATTACCTAAATAATTTTAGACAATATGGCACAATGTAGAAACTGTGGTATGAAAGTGGGATGTGGCTGTCAGCTTATCAACGGTCTTTGTGGAGCGTGTAACGCTACAATTAAAAAAGGTATAAAACGATTTAAAAATGCTATCACCAAGACTCGTTAATTGTATTGATTGTATCACTCCTCAACTTCTAATTGATGACATCGATTGCAAGCTAACGGAGCTTGCAAACAATCAATATAACAATATTGTATATATTCTTAATCTACCATTTCCACAAACTGTACTTGGTGATCTTTTAAACTATAAAAGAATACTAGTGAGCAAGTTGTGTAATATAAATTATGCAGAACATTATACAATAGAAATGATTGCTAGTAGAGTTAAACTTCTAATTCATAAATAAATTATAAAATGAGTTGTAATAATTGTTATAATGGCTGTGTAGAAACCACGTCCGATAAATGTGTAAGATATACAGGAAATGATGTCTCACAACTATCTATAGAAACTAATGATAGCCTGTTTGTTGTTGAACAAGCATTAATCACTGCTGTAGTTTCTTTTCTTAATGGAACAGGAATAAAAATCACAGTCACCCCATCAGCATATTGTGCTCTTGTTACAGGCTATTTACCTGTAAGTCCTACAGTCACTACACCAACAGCTGTACAGCTATTCGAAGCTCTTGTGAAAGCAGCATGTAGTTTACAAACTCAAGTGACAGCAATTGATGCTACACTCACCACTCTTAATGCAGACTATACAATAGGATGCCTAACTGGTGTAACAGCTAGTTCTGATACACACGCTATTGTTCAAGCTGTCATCACTAAGCTTTGTCAATTAGGTGTAGACCTTGCAGCCCTTGCTCTTGATGTTAGTACAAACTATGTTAAGATATCTAATATCAACACATACATAGCTGCATATTTAGCAGGCATTGCTCCTAGTACAAACAACTATACAAAGATGGTTCCGTATGTTGCTTATGAGTATTATGGATCACTGACAGGATTTAATTCATCTGGTGTAGGCTCTGGTGTTTGGACAAAGGTTTATTTATGCAATGGTTTAAATGGCACTCCTGATAAAAGAGGAAGAGTTGCTGTAGGTGCTATAGTTAACATGGGAACAAATGTTCTTAATGCTGCTGTAGATCCTGTTATCGATCCTATATACAATCCTAATTACACAGTTAATCAAATTCTTGGATCAAACAGTGTCACTCTTTTGTCTACACAAATACCAGTACATACACACGTTGCCACTGTTACAGATGACCACTTCCATTATCAATACACTAGTGCTGTAAGCACAACAGATATTGCTGTAAGTTCATCTAGTCAAGTTGCAAGAGCTCTTAATTTAAGTCCTTCTTCTAATTTAGAATACAACATGAATGCTAGTCCGTTCCCTTCTACACTTGGTAAATCTGGTGGAACTCAAGGAACAATTAGTGTTAGTAATGCAAATGCAGGTAGTGGAGCAGCTCATGATAACAAACAACCTGTCATTGCTGCATATTACATAATGTACATACCTTAAACTATAAATATATGTCTTGTTTACCTGGAATGCCTTGTTACGATAACACTACAGTGACTGTATACACCACCTATCCTTCAGGTTGTACACCTCCTCTATTCTTAGGATATCCTGTAGGATCTGATTATACATCATACACAGGAGCAAATCTTCCTAACACAGGGATATTAAATAATGATTTTCTCACTACAGCTTTTCAAAAGATAGATAACAAACTAGATCCTACAGATCTTGTTACCAAGATGATAGCTGAGCTGACAATCAATCCAGCACTAAGAACACTCTTCTGTAATCTTGTAAATAACTGTTGATAATACTAAAAACTCTGATTTGTTGGTTTTTCAGAGTTTCCCCTGATGTTTCTACATTGGGGGTTTTTAATTATATGCGTTAACCTATATAATCAGTCTAGTTAAAATAATTTGGAATATACAAAAAATATTCCATATCTTTATGATAATTTACATAAATTTTTACAAATGGCTGATAACCAATCGCTATTAT